CTACAGCGTGGCGTTTTTAATATTGCAGGCGTGTAACGAGAGGGTTATGGGGCAGGGCACGTCGGCACTTGCACATAATATGTGGGAGTGTGTTTCAGGCAATGCAGCGCAGCTCAGAAAAGCAGCGGATGATTTGGACGCGCTTATGGAGAGCAACAGGCAGCTTTTTTTAAAAGCTTCAGGAGGAAAAATTTCTGAAAAAGAGCTCAAAAAGATTATGGATGAGGAGAAGATTTTATCTCCAGAGGATTGCGTCGCGTATGGATTTGCCGACAAAATAGCCGACAGGAGCGACGCAAATTCGAGCGGGTCGCTTGGCGGAGGCGACGGCACGGGAGGAAATGCTTCAGGCGGCGAAAGCGATGGAACTTTACAGAGCGCAAGGCACGGTTTGACGGTTCAGGTAAGAGACACTTCACCTGAAAGAATTAACGGCGGCAATATTCCGGAGCTTGAGGCGAGATTGAACGCCATGCAGGAATATGTAAATAAACATAATTTGATGGTGGAACAGATTAAGCAGCTTCGAGAGGTCGAAAATGGTGGCGTTTGGATGCCAGCGGAGAGCGAAATCGGGCTGACTGGCGGTGATGGATACACATTTAGAGCTGACGGCATTGATGGAACTATCAAGGGCGGAAAAATCAATTTTACTTTTGATAAAAACGGCTTATCAGGAACTATCGCAATGGATAAAAATGATATTGTTAAAAATAGCACTTGGCTGAGGACACTCGGCGCCAACTGTGGAGATTTTGTTAAATATGGCTCTGCATCCGCGGGGGTGATAGAAAAAAATGGCGACGGCGGCGGAGAGGCAGCTGGTGCTCTTGGGAGTGCGGATGATGGAAAAGGCGGCGAGGATGCTGCGGATGTGGTTGAAAAGGGCGCGGGTGCGAGTGAAGCACTGGCGGCCTTTTTAAATATATTTAATAACTAAAAACTGGCAGTGCTAGGACTTTCTAAGACTTAAAATGATTAATCGTAGATGTTAGTAATTAATCGTTAAAAATAGCGGTTAAACGAAATTCTATGATGAAATTTTTAGCCTGAGGATTGATTTGCGACTGCAAAATTTTAAGGAGGAAAAAAGATGGATGAATTAAAGAACCCGATAATGACAGACGCGGCGGCTGCGCTGCAAAAAGCGTTTGAGACAAAGGACGAGAAGGCTATATCACAGGCTTGGAACAACTTCGCGCAGGCGATAGTTGACAAGGTGCAGGATGACGCGGAGCAGTGCAAGAATGACAGGGATGCACTGGCTCGCAGGGGCTACAGGATTTTGACAAGTGCGGAGGAGAAGTTTTACAACGGCATCATTCAGGCGTCTAAGTCAGCTAACCCTATGCAGGCGTATACGAGCTTGATTGATATTGAGATGATGCCGGAGACAATTATCACGGATGTTTACAAGAATCTTGTAAATGAGCATCCGCTGCTTAATGCAATCTCTTTCACGAATGTGTCTTATATGACTAAGTGGCTCTTGAATGACCATACAAAGGCTGCAGCGTCTTGGGGAGAAATCAACAGCGAGATTACTAAGGAGATTGGCTCATCCTTCAAAACCATGGAGATGACGCAGTGCAAGCTCTCTTGCTTCACGGCTATTCCTTTGGATATGCTGGAACTTGCGCCTACGTTTTTGGATGCTTATATCAGAACAATTTTAACGGAGTCAATCGCTATCTCTTTGGAGGCTGCCATTATTTCCGGTACCGGTAAAAATATGCCTATCGGACTTGACAGGGATATATCAGCAAGCGCGTCTGTAGTCGGCGGTGAGTATCCGGCTAAGGAAGCCGTTAAAGTTACGAATTTCAAGCCTGAGACATACGGCCCGCTTGTTGCTAAGCTTACTAAGACAGAAAAGGGCGTATATAGGAAGATTAACGCGGTTGCTATGGCGGTCAATCCGACGGATTATTACGCTAAGGTGATGCCGGCGACAACTGTACAGAATGCAAACGGTACGTACATCGGAAACGTGTTCCCAGTACCTACGAACGTTTACCAGAGCGCGGAGCTGGAGGAAGGCAAGGCTATCCTCTTTATCCCTCAGGAGTACTTTATGGGATTGGGCTCTTCTAAGAGCGGTACTATCACATATTCAGATGATTTCAAATTCTTGGAGGACGCAAGAACGTGGAAGATTAAGCTTTATGCAAATGGTAGAGCTTATGACAATACCGTGGCTATTGTGCTCGATATTTCTGACCTCGAACCGCTCTATATCACGGTACTTAACAAAAGTGCAACGCCTGAGGCGTAATGAGGTGATATTATGATGACTGACAGCGCTAAGGAGCAGCTGGTCAAAGATTTGAAAGTCAAGTGTCAGATTACGTGGGAAAATGAGCGTGACGACGTCGAGCTTCACGGGATTGTTGACGATGCGGAAATCACATTAAATCATAAACTGGGCTCGGAGCTTGATTACTCCGAGCCTGGTCTTTTTCACAACCTTTTTATTAATTATTGCTGGTATGCGAGAAACGGGTTGGAAAATGATTTTGAGGACGCCTACAGGCGCTCACTGCTTATGTGTCGCGCTTACTGCGAGGTAGACAGGGCGCAACAGGCAGACGATGAGACTGCATCGACTTGACTAACGAGGTGACAAACTATGAATAAAAGACCCGTGAGGGAGCTTATGGACGGCTACGTGGAAGTGTTCAAGCCTTTTAACATTGCAAGCTCATTTTCGGCGCCAATCGCACCAAAGACGCGCGACGACATGGAAAGCATTGCAGTCCTTGCCTTCAAAGAAATGAGCAAGCGCGATGAGGATACGACGTGGGCGGAGTCAGTCGGGCGGAGCCTGAACCTTAAAATCAAGACGCACATATGCCCGAGGGTGGACAAGAATAGCAAGTGTGTCGTCGGGCGGATGATGTACGACGTGATTAAGGTGGACTTTAACCGTGCGCGGGATGAGATGTTTTTGTATTTAGAGGAGGTTCGCATACTTGAAGACATTGCTGAATGAGATTGAGGACAAGCTGAAGGAATTTGAGGCGGAATATGAGGACTGTAATTTCCGCGGTGTCGCTTATGGTGCCATGCCTGCGAACGCGTCGGCTATCAAGAACTATATCGTGTTCAACCGCTACACAACAGAGCGCAAGGGCGCGGGCTATATTGATTTTACAAAGTATTTCAACATTATTGTGGTACATGAGGACTATATTCCAGAGGATGTGGAGCTCGAATGTATCAAGAAATTGAGCGAAATCAAGGGCTTGAAACTGGCGTCTGATATCGAATATGAGTATGCGCTTAAAAAGGGCACTAACACGGTGGTCGAGATGGCGTCTTTCTTGATGAGCCGCGCATTCATGGGCTAGAGAGGTGACTTATGGGACGATATTTTGAGGTGGACATGGGCGACGCGTCTGATTTGGTGGAGATGATAACCAGCTATCAGGGCGATGCTGAGAAGGCTATCAACCGCGTGCTTCTTAATGCGGGCGCGGAAGAGATTAAGAAGGATATCAACATCTACATGCCGAGGTCTGACAGGAAGCTCACTAAGTCCCACAGGAAGCACGCGAAGGACTTGAGCAAGAACTTACGTCAGGAGGCGGTGACGGGGCAGTCGTTGGCGGTGCGCATCCGCTCCATGCCTAAGACGCAATATTTATATTTTCCCGACGATGGCTCGAATACAAAGAGGCACGCGGGGCAGCAGCATTTTATGTATAAGGGCGCGGTCAAGGCGCGGGAGCGCGTGATTGAGCTTTGCATGGGAGAGCTGGAGGAAATTTAAGAAGTTTGGTTTTGATTTGCGGGTTTGGTTTCAAATTTGCAAATTTATTTTTTTTTTAAAATGAAAATAAGGAGGTTTAGACGATGACAAAAGGCGTTTTTTCGGATTATTCCATTGATAAGCAGGTGGTGACTTTTTCGGGGGCTACTGAGGGGATTCATGCAGACTGTATTGGCAGCTGCACGCAAAAGCTGGAAAGCAAGACAGTAACCAAGAAATGCAGGGGCGTGGTCGCAAAGACTAGAACAAAGGGCACCGGAAACGGCACACTGAACGATTCTATGCATATTCCTTACAGGATTTATGAGGAGGCGTTTGGGCTTAAAAGAGACACCTTGAAAGGCGACGTTCGGGCATATGGCGAGGATAGCAGGCATAAGGAATTTATGTTGACCCAGCACGTTGTAGATGAAGATGGCGATGAGAAATATAAATGTTTCCCGCGCTGCATCATTTCGACGTTTCCGGAAATTGAGACGGAAAATAATGCGGATGAGGTCGCAGAGGTGGAGCTTGAGATTTCTCTTATGCCGGACGATTACGGCAACTGTCTGTATGAGGTGATTCTTACAGACGAAAACAGGGATGAATATGCTGACTGGATGGAGAAGTGGAGCTATGATTTGGTGATGGCTTCGACGGATAACTCTGACAGCGAGGAGAAGGACGACGCGGGCGTTGAGAATGGCGCGACCGAAAGCAAGGGCGAAGATGTGAGTGCTTCGACCAGCGATAATGAGGAGAGCAAGACAAACGCTGACAGCGATGTGCCGGTGGCATAAGGAGGTAGCTTATGTTTGTTAATGT